CGGGCGGCCACCCCAATGAAAACGGACACATGATACTGCAAGATATGTTGCAACAAGAGATAGATCGTGTTATAATGTCTAAGTGATAGACATAATTAATTATCTGCCCGTTAAGAAAAAATCTAGTCCACAAGGCTGGATAAGTTTTAATGCTGTGTGTTGCACCCATAATGGTAATTCACAAGACCGACGTGGACGTGGTGGTATCAAGGTAACCGAACAAGGGTGGAGCTATCATTGCTTCAATTGCAGTTACACAGCCAGTTTTGTGTTGGGACGCACAGTTAGTTTCAAAGCCCGGAGACTGCTTGGATGGATGGGTGTGCCAGACAATGAGATTGAAATGCTCAATCTTGAAAGCCTAAGGCATCGCAATATACACGGCATCTTGGAAGATAGGCAACGTGTATTCAACACCGTAAGTGCAATTGAGTTCGACGAGTCGGATGATTTCCCGCCCTATGCAGAAGTAGTCACTCCAGAATTTCCTTTGTATTGGGACTACATACGAAAACGTAACGTGCCAGAAGACTTTCCTGTAATGACATCTATCAAAACTGATGGCGTTCATTGGACTAGACCATACGTGTTGATTCCGTTTACATATGACAACAAAGTGATAGGTTGGACTGCTAGATTCTTGGATGACAAGATTCCCAAGTACATTAATCACAGCCAACCAGGCTATGTATTTGGTACAGACTTACAGCACAACAACTGGCAACATGTGTTAGTAATGGAAGGTATCTTTGATGCACTAAGCATTGGCGGGCTTGCACTAATGCATAATACTGTAAGCGATGGTCAGGCTAGATTGATTCGCGCCCTGGGCAAAGAAATTACTGTGGTTCCAGACATGGACAAAGCCGGTGTTGAATTGATTGATCGTGCAGTGGAACTGGGATGGGCTGTGAGTATTCCTAGCTGGCCTGATGACGTCAAAGATGTCAATGATGCTGTGATCAAGTTTGGCAAGTTGGCAACATTGCAAAGTATTTTTGCAAATAGAGAAACTAGTAAAATCAAAATTGAAATGAAGAAAAAACAACTTGTTAAAAAATTATTATGAAAAATAAATTTACATCGCTATCAACATTAAAAAAAGACTTGCCCCAGCATGCTCCATTTTATACACAATCTTGGGTGTATGCAGGAATTAGTGCTTATTATAGTCAACAAAATCAATTTGACAAGCTTGAGTTTGGAAACTTTGAAAAACAATTTGTGATTAAAGATTGGAATGGATTTCTAGATCCTGAAGTCGACAACTATGGTTGTGTATTTGAAGGGCACCATGACTATTGGACATCTGATGAGTGGTTCCCTGCAGGTACACTATTAATAACCGGTCATAAACACCGGAATAATTTTAAAGATTATACAACCACTGGGTTTGACTATTGGGACCACCATATATTCAATGAGTTTACTAACACTACACTATATTACGAAATAAACAGAGAACCGTTGGCCAATGCAATATATGATGTGGTAATACCATTTGGTAGCCCTAGGCCGCATAGAATAAAATTCATGAAACTGTTTGATCAGCATCGAGACAACTTAACCATAGTTACAGATAATCTGCAAGATATTTTAGAAACTGATCTGAGATTCCAACAGTTGGGAATTGAAGTTTACTTTAATAAAGTAAATTTAGAAAAGTATTCTTTACACGCATGTTATCCTAGTTTTTTTGATACTAATATGAGCAGATCCTTGGATCATATGCCTCATAAAAAAATGCATGCAATTGCCAAAGTCAATGTGGCACTGGAAACCACTGTTAGAGACGTATCCGAGCCGTATTGTACAGAAAAAACATTTAAAATATTAGCACATCGTCGCCCTTTTGTTATTTTAGGAGATACAAATATTCTAGCTAAATTAAAAAACCAGGGGTTTAAAACATTTGCAAATTTCTGTGACGAATCGTATGATTCAGAGAAAAACCTAGATCTACGAATGCAAAAAGTTGTCCAGACAATTAAACAGCTAGTTGACAGCAGTACAACTCATGCAAATGAAATTGATGACATTTGTCAACACAACCAAAGATTGTTTTTTGATCGCCAGCGACAAGTAGACAATTTAGCGGAATTTGGAAAAACAATTTTAGAGATTATTTAATTTATGCTTACTAACTATGGCGTTGATGTCCAACGATTATTCTTAGAAATGATGCTTGAAGACGCAAGCAGTTATGTGCGTGTTCAAAACATTTACAATCCACAAAACTTTGACCGTAGTCTAAGGCCTGCGGCTGAGTTCATTAAAGAACACACAGACAAACACAAAACCATGCCCGACAGGACACAGATATCTGCAACCACAGGCATTAAACTTGCACCGGTACCGGACTTGAATGAAGGACACTTTGACTGGTTCATGGGCGAGTTTGAAAGTTTTACTAAACGACAAGAACTTGAACGTGCAATTCTAAAATCAGCTGACTTACTAGAGAAAGGCGACTTTGAGCCAGTTGAAAAGCTGATCAAAGATGCAGTACAAATTTCGCTGACCAAGGACATGGGCACAGACTACTTTGCTGATCCTGCGGCCCGTATCAACAAATACTTTAATTCAGGTGGACAAGTATCAACAGGTTGGCCACAATTAGACAAGTTGTTGTATGGTGGATTCAGTCGCGGCGAACTAAACATCTTTGCAGGTGGATCTGGTAGTGGTAAATCCTTGGTCATGATGAACATTGCACTCAACTGGTTGCAACAAGGACTCAGTGGTGTGTACATTACACTAGAACTCAGTGAGGAACTAACATCATTGCGCACAGATGCTATGTTAACTAGTATGAGTACCAAAGACATCCGCAAAGACATTGACACTACTACAATGAAGGTTCGACTTGTTAGTAAAAAATCCGGGCAATATCGAGTCAAAGCATTACCAGCACAGAGTAACATCAATGATATCCGCAGTTATGTTAAAGAAGTACAGATTCAAACAGGTATCAAAGTAGACTTTATGATGATTGACTACTTGGACTTGTTGATGCCTGTTAGTGCCAAAGTCAGTCCCAACGACTTGTTTGTGAAGGACAAGTATGTGAGTGAAGAACTGCGTAACTTGGCCAAAGAACTTGGTATGTTAATGGTCACAGCAAGTCAGTTGAACCGTAGTGCCGTAGAGGAGATTGAATTTGATCACAGTCATATTTCAGGTGGTATCAGTAAAATTAACACAGCTGATAATGTGTTTGGTATTTTTACAAGCCGTGCTATGAAAGAGCGTGGCAAGTATCAAATCCAGTGTATGAAGAGTCGTAGTTCAACAGGTGTGGGACAAAAGATTGATTTAGAATACAACATTGAAACCATGCGGATCACTGACCCAGGAATTTCTGACAACGACAACTTCCGCGGCGGGCCCAAGCCTAATATTATGGACTCGATCAAAACAAAAAGTAATGTGACTGAGAACTCAGCTGAAACTACATCATCAACCAAATGGGAAAGACCCACCGGGACACCAGCATGGGAACAACCCCCAAAGGTGTCAGCTGATGTGCAGAGTGCTAAATTAAAACAACTACTTGGGCAAATTAAAACAAATTAACAAGTTCGGGCAGATAATCTTTAATCAAAATATTTTTTGAAGAGTCTTGTAATTTGATATTTTCCAACATTAAATTAAAATTTTGTTGGTCTTGGTCTGTGTGTACTGCTCCCACAAACATGTTATAGTCCATTGGGCTGAGCTTTTCTTTAAGCACTTGTTTGATGTCTGCGGACAAGGCTCTTGGCTGCAACCATTTTGGATTATAAATTGGATTTACAGAATATACTATATTGTTTTGGTCAAACCATTGTTTTGTTTGGTTATGGTACAATATATTCAAGTTACTTAATGTGTAATTTGAACTAACATTTTTTGAAACTTCTTTAAAGAATTGAAGATTTTGATTTAATTGATTCCACTTTAACGGAAATCTAAGATACTCAAATACAGGTCCAACTCCGTCGATGCTGAGAGAAAAATTAACATTTTTAAATTTTGATAGTATTCTTTTTTGTCTATCAGACAATACAACACTTCCGTTTGTTATCATACTTACAAATAGTTGATCGTTGCCTGTATCAAGCAAATGTTCTAGCAGATCAAAGTTTTTCTTTTCGTACAGTGGTTCACCTCCAAGCAAACTTAGCATTTTCAATTCTTTAAAATCTACATCTTGTTTGATTTTTTCTATGTCAATGAATTTGTATTTTTTAATTGGTATAGTTGGGTCTGTGCGGTGATCGAGCTGTGCCCAGCTACTGCTTGCACCAGCGCCACAGCTTACACAGGTAGCATTACAGGTGTAACTGGTTGTTAATTTTAGTATGCGGGTAGGAGTGATATTTTGTTTGACATCTTGTATGATATTTGTTAAATCTTTATCCCAATAAAAATCCAACGACTCGTTTTTAACTTGACGATCACTTTTTAAACCTTGGTCTTCCAATGACCAGCATTTTTGACAAGCAGATGATCTTTGACCAGATAATAAATCTTTTTTAATTTCTTCAAGATTGTGATTCTTGGGCAATAAACAACAGGGTGTTTCGTTGTGGTTATAATCAATTTCTTTGCTGAACCACGGTAATACGCAAAATGTATCCATCTTGTATTTACAGATAAACAATGCTATAATCAAATAAATAATATCAAAGGTCCTGAGCAAATTATGCAAAAGAAAACACGTAGCATTCTTGAAGAATTAGATGGTTTATACAATGATCGACATAAAGATCAGGATAAACGCTATATCATTGAAAGCCGAGCCGACCATGTTATAGCGTCTGCTATAAGATTGATTGAACAAATTGAGTCATCATTTACGCCTGAGCAGTCAGAGAATCTGGTTCGCAAACTGTTCAATGCAATGAGAGACAAAGATCCAAGTAAATTTACCAGAACAGTGAGAAGAACAAATGCAGATTCATGAGCTAACAAAACTTACCGAAGCAGGTGTTATGGATTATTTAAAAGCGGCCGTAAGCCGTGATCCTGCATTGGCAAACATGAGCTACGATCAAAAAATCAAAGCCATGCAAAACGACGAGTCGATGAAAAAGTTAGCACAAGTTGCTTCACAAAATTGGATTAACAAAACTGTAAATCTGCAACGTGCCAATATGGGACAACCTATTAGTGATCAAGAATATACAGATAATCTAACTGACTTTGTTAATAAAGTTATGCTAGGTGGGCAGTTGAATCAACTCGATCCAACTAGTAAAGCCCGTGTAGATCAAGCCATTCAATATGTTGCATCTAAGAAAAATACTCCCAAAGATTTGCCCGCGGCATTCCAGTCTCTAGCTGTTAGAACCAGTGCCGCACGTATGCAACAAAAACAGCCAAAAGGTCAACGAGCCACTGGTAATACAACACAAACTCCTACACCTA